AAATCCTTTCAATCTCATAAATCTCAAATTTAAATGAAACTATCGTTTGTTTTCGCAGGCAAAATTACGGCCCTGATGTGTCGATTTGTTTACCCCAAGGTAACGATGGGGTAACAATCGTATTACGGTTTTTTTCCCTTACGCCGACACGGAAAAACAAAACGGCTTCCCGGAAAAACGAGGTGCCGCCCCGCAGAAACAGAACGGCACCTTGTAAAAACTTTCCTGCCACACCGGCCGGAAGCTACACTACGAAGAGCGGCGCGCCCGGCTGCCCGGAGGCAGGACGGAGCGCGCCGCTCTTTATGGAAACGAGATGCGGGTGCACAACCCGCGGGTGTGCTGCAACTAAGGCACCATGAGCTTGCTGACGGCACGCTTGGTGCCACCCTCACGCACCTCAACGACATGTACGCCGCGCTGCAGGCGGAATACACACTGGCTCTCGGTGGCCACGTGCTTCCACTCGAGCTGGCCGCCCACACTGTAGGCCTGTATGCGCTGGCCGGGCTCAAGGCCGCTCACGCAGATGCTGCCGTCGTCCTGCAGCCTGATGCGGATGCCGCCGTCAGCTCCCTCGTCATCCAGCGTGCGGAAGCGGAGCGTGAAGCGCTGGTCGATACAGGTGTCGGCCGGAAGCGTAAAGGTATAGGGAGCGGCGGTGAGGTCAACGGTGCGCCCCGTCAAATGGTCGGTCAGTTCCACCGTTTCGTAACCCTCGTTGCCGGCAATGCCCAGCTGGTAAGTGCCGGCCTTGGAGGCAGTCACGCCCAGTGGCGTTTCGCCCTCCTCGCTGACGGCCGAAAGGAGCGAATAGCGATTGCCGCTGCGCACGGCGTAGAGCTGCGGCACGGCGGCCGTGCTCATCCACTTCACACCGTCGGCACCGAGGTCAAAGTCCTGACGGGCCTCGTCGGCCGGCACGGCATTCAGCTGCAGCACATCGGCCGCTGAAGCCCCGTCGGCCGTAGCGCGGGTGGCCTCGGCCGGACTCAGCGTGAGCTGCAGGCGGGCCGACGAAGCATAAGCATCGCCCTGTCGGCCGGAGGATGAAGGCAGCGCAATGCTGACGGATTCTCTTTCGCGAAGCGTAGCCGTTTGCGTAAACACGGCGTCGCCGGCAGGAATGTAGCCTGCGGTTTCGTTGGCGGTATTGACCGTCTTATACGTATCGGCCGTATAGCCGTAGAGAACACGGCCGTATGCCATGTCGCCATAGTTCATGGCGCAAAGGTAGGGCGAGCCGAAGAGGTTCCAGCTCATGTTTTCCTTGTGGGTAAAGCGGTTGCCGCCTGAAGTGGTCGAGGTCCACGGATCGTTGAAGTTATACTTCATCAGCACAACGCTCTTGTCTGCGCCACCCTCGGAATAGGAATTTCCGCTGAAACGGATGGTCATGTCGTTGTCCGAAGCAATCAGGAAACCTTCAGTGGAACCACCCAGCTGGCTGAGAGCCTCCCATGCCTTGCCGTCCTTGTCGTCAAACGTATAGTCGTAGGCAGCTCGTGTACTGCCGTTGTAGCGCTTCAGACTGTAGTCGGCATTCGGAGTCACGTCCGTTACGTCAAACGGCATTACGGTCAAATCATTGCCTCCGGCCTTTACGTCGCGCTCAACGGCAAAGTTGGTCAGGTTGATGTAATTGCCGCAACCGCGCAAACCGGCATGATGCTCCAACAGCAGGTAGCCGGGACTGAAGTACTGGCCGGCCGGATAAACCAGAGAGCCGTCGGCGGCTTTCTGAATCTGCAGTTCCTGCTCCTTACGCACGTAAACCACCGACTTGCCAACGGGTTTGTCGGCAGACGTAATCGTATAGTTACCGGTAATGTTCCACGTTTCGAAACAACCGTTATCCACCGCGTTACGGATACGCTGGTTGCCTATCAGGTCGCGGCTGTGGCCTACCTCGGTCATATATCCGGTAATATCCATACGGGATCACCAGAGTACAGCAGGACATACCTGCTGTACTTTATTCAATAATTGAACAAATATTTATAAATACCTATGAATCATTTTGTTATTGCCATCATTATTTAAGCAAAACGGCAATAAAAAAAATGATTGCAAGTTACCTATTTTTCCCGCATTTTACTGCAAAAACCCGTTTTGTGTCACAATTATGCAACAACGGAATATATGGTCCTAAGTGTCTAACCCTTAAAACCTTACGGCTATGTTAACCCCTGTTGTATCTGTCGTTTTCGACCCGCAGCACCGCACCACGCGCGGTGAGCCTGGATCTGTAAACATCTGCATCTACTACAATAGGTCGCGTAAGTACGTATCCACGGGCATACGACTCCACAAGCGGGAGTGGCTGTCTGGCCACGTAGTCCGCCGTGGTGATGCCACGGAACTCAATGAGCGCATCCAGCTGGTGTATAATTACGCACTTAACGAAGTTAACAGGCAGGTAATTAACAACTCCTTTGACTTACGTACAATATCAACACACCTGTCTGCTTACATTGGAACTGGCAGGGCGAGCAATGATTTTATCAAATTCTGCAAGGATGTTTTAAAAAAATCAAACTATTCTTATGGAACCATCAAACAAAAATATTGTCTTATAAGGTCACTTGTCAGATTCGGCAAAATCGTATCATTTTCTGACTTGACACCCGAAAACATTACCAAATACGACATGTTTCTAAAGGCAGAAGGAAAGCGCTCTCAGGCTTCCGTGCGCGTTAGGCACAAGGACCTGCACGCATACATCAACAAGGCAATAGCACTCGGTTACTTGGACAAGGACCCTTACCGCAACATTACCATCCCACGCGGAACTTCACACATGCGCCGGTACTTGAACAAGGCAGAGCGAATAAAATTTATGCAAGTAAAGCCGTCATCAGACTATGAGCAATTGGCCAAAGACTTGTTTACCGTACAGATGTATACCGGGCTGGCGTACGCGGACCTTGCATCGGTAGACTTTACCTGTGCGGAAAGTCGCGGAAACAAGTACGTGTTGCTGGACCAGCGTGTCAAGACTGCCGAACCATACTACATTGTACTCCTTGAGCCAGTTGTAGATGTGCTAAAGCGGTACGACTTTAAACTACCGATAATAAGCAATATTGTCTACAACAGAATTCTCAAGCGACTGCAAAATGCTGCAGGTATTACCAAAAACATCACCACGCATACCGCCAGGCACACATTCGCGGTTTGGGCGCTGCAAAATGGTACGCCCATAGAAATAGTGCAAAAAATGATGGGCCACAGCAACATCAAAACTACGCAACTGTATGCCATTATCGTCAATTCGGCAATTGAGCGTGCTTACGACCATCTATCGTCTTGCATATAAAATAAAAACGGAGCGCAAATAACATCATGCGCTCCCCATTTTTAACTACCGCTTAAATCTGTATACTACACTACAAATTGCTGCCGTCAGCAACATGATGCCCAGTCCTCCTGTTACCAGTTTCCACCTTGGTGTAGTCTTGTCTACAACAACCTTGCTAACACTATCATTGTTATTACTTGTAGACGCAACCTGCTTGCTCTTAGTCTGTATAGACTGATTAACATAGTAAGTAATGGTATCTGTTCGTACCAGGAAACTCACCTTACCTCCCGGAAACTCTATTGAATCCACAGTTAGCCTCCCAAGTACGTGCCTGACATCCACACTATCCTTAATCACTACACTGTCTTTAATCACCAGCACACTATCCGTGCACACGCTGTTTTTTTTTACGTAGACCGGCACGTACTTCGCCGATCTGCATCCTGCCGTCAGCGCCATGGCCATAAACACGGCCACAACCGGTACCCATCTTCTCCATCCTTTCATGTCCTTTCCGATTTTCTTCTCAAAGTTATACATAACAAAAAAGCGGCTGCCCTCATTCCTTGTGGGTCGCCGCCTGTTATGTGGTATATGAGATATTCATTCGTAAAGGTACATCTCTTTCTCCTTCTTGCTGAATAGCCGTGATTTCCTCGCATGTTCAAGCAGGTTGCTCATGTCTGCTTCCTTCAGCATACCAACTATTTCCGTCTCCCCGTCGGCGATAGATTCCGCCAACCTGGTGCAGGAGATTTCGTTTATCTTAACCGCCGAAAGAAACGAATCGTATCGCAGGAATGCATAATCACTTCGCTTGATGATGAACTGCATGTCCATCATCTCGGACTTTTTGCTGATATACCTGTTGATGTTCGAGTTTACAAAGAAGTAACCGGCAATGGCCTCTTCCGTCACGCCTACGACCACAAAGAACTTTCCATGGTCGATAGACTCGAATAGGGTTGAATGCAATATCGTCCCTCTCTTAATGCCGTACCGGCAGATAATATCAACAGGAACTTTCATTACAGCAGCGCGCTCTCGATTTCCAATTCATGTGCGATATAATCCGCATACTCTTCCGTCTCTCCGCTCTCGCGCAGGATGTCCCTTACCGATATCTCCTGATTCCGCGGGGTGTTCTTCCAGGCCAGCCCGTGCGAAATATCAGTCATTTCATTGAACGATTTGCCCTTGCACTTCTCGATGGCCGTGTCAAGGCATTCAATGTCGCTCTCCGATAGCCAGTCCGTATCGCACTCACGACTGTTCTCAATTACATACTTGTTAATAAAGTGGAAGTATTTGGCCAGCTCTCCCGCCTGGAAATAGCTGTCGCCCCTTACCGCCTTGAAGATGTCGTCCGTCTTCGATGGTACAGGACCGTACTCCATCGCAATATACACATCCCCCGTAATGGCCCTTCCATACTTGGCCAGATGCATCATGTCGGCAAAGTACAGCGTCTTGAAGATCTTGTGCATGTCCACCTTTCCGCCCATCTTGCTGACAATATACAGCACGGCGTTCATGGTAGGCTCTTTCCTGAATAGTTTGATATTCTTGCTCATCATCTTAACGGGTTTGCTTTTATTCTCTCTGCTGCAAAAGTAGGAAAAAACGCACACCATTCCAAGCCTATTCTCTTTTTTAACAGCGTTTTACACGACGCGACCCACAATATCAAAGAGCGACCGACCATTGCAATTATTGCACCCGTCGGTGGTTATTTCCTTTTTGGAAAAATAGGTGGCGCTATTCCGCCCAGCGCTTGGCCTCCCATTCCCTGCGCCTTACCAATCCGGGTAATAACTTTTTTCCGGCATATACCCAGCGCCGGAACTGCGTCTGTATCTCCACCGTCGGTGCACCGGCACGGATCTTTTTAATCAGGGTAGAGCTGCCAAGGGCTGACATGCCGATGTTGTAGGCGAAGTCTACCAGCGCATCGAATTGCCCTTGCGTCTTACATACACCCAGCTTGTTGACGTAATCTTCCGTACGGCTCAAGTCTTTTCGGAGTAACTCCTCTGCTTGTGCTTTACTGACTTTCTGCCCTTTTTTTACGCCAGCTGTATGCCCATAACCTATTGTCCATACTCCGGCCGGGCATTTGTAAGCCTCGGCGCGGAATCCTTCAAATCCCTTAATCGCCTCAATCAATATATCACTCGCTCTCATTTTTTACCCAATTTATCTGTCAACTTCTTGATTATCCATCCTTTAATGCTAAACCGTTTTTTTATGCCATGAACACTGCATACGTGCTCGCTGATACTGTCAGCTTCAAATATAATGGCCAGCAATACTCCCATCGCCCCACCAATCATCATGCTCCCGCATCCCATCGGCTCCAAAACGGCTTTTCCCAATATCCCTCCCACGATGGGGTAGGTGATGTATTCAATGAATTTACACAAAGTCCGCCTTCCGGCGCGACTCAAATGAAAATCCTCTCCCCTCTTGCCCACACTGTCGGCTATCCCATAGCAAAAATCCATCATAATCATCACGACTACCAGTGCGAATGCCCACCTTAGCGCAAACAGCAGCTCCATTACCTCTGCGTAGAATGCCGCTGTCGCACTGATCAGGGTAATCTGTGTTACATTGTTACTGTTCATTGCCATTTCTGTGTCAGTTAGTCTCAACCCACTTACTCGGATCTATCACAATCTTATACCATTCCGTCGACTGGGTGTCGCGAACATATACTGCCCCCGTGCCTTTGCACAGATAGGTGTTTTCGCCACGGATGCCTCTGAACTCGGTGGATTTAAACGTCGCATCGTCGGAAATGTACTTAGTCGGGTCTGTTTCAGTTCCCGATGTGAACGGGTTGGCCCCGGCATTATTGTAATAACGAGAATCTGCAAGTCCGAGCTTACTCGAGTGCTTCCAATTTAGCGCATACTTCGTTCCACTTGACGTCGTAAATTGAGCGACGAAAGTACCCTTAGCGCGCGTGCCTCCATTATAAGTGACGGTCTGTGCAAGTATAATGTTAGCCTTTGTGATTCCGGAGTCCGCAGCGTCAGGGTCAGCAATATCATAGCCCATTGAATTATCAGACGCCATCTCGATGGGACTCTGAACTTCGTCAAACTGCAAGAACATTGACTTCATAAAATCCTCAGCACTATCTACTATAACATCCCATCCTGTACTTCTCGGCGTGATACTAGTTAATTTAAGAGTAACTTCTTTCGTATCATAATACTTAATATAATCTTTTCCAATAGAAGAGATTTTAAGAACTCCTGTACCTTTACTATCCCATGTAAAAGACCCTATTCCAGCTACTCCATCTTTTGTTGTAACATAAACAGGAGCACATCTATCAATCGCGAAAGGAACCAAGTCATTAAATACTAATTGCTTTACATAGTCAGATATAGGGCCTGTAAAATCAGACTCAATATCAGTTAGTCTTACTCGAGTTCCAAATGCAATTTGTTCTGACTTAACCTCACCATCTTCATTTAGATAATATCTCGTTATAATAATCTCTTTTTGCATTGTATTGGAACCAACTATCACAGATTCTGAATATGCTCCTTTTATTGAAAAGATACTATCTACTCCAAGTTCTTGTAGTTTGGACTTTACTTTATCAGTATCATAGATACTTCCTCCTTCTTGTAAAATATCTTTAACGTTAATATAATAAGGCGTTTTCTTTGATAGATTCTTTGCCTCTTCCGCATCTTTTAATGCTTGACCTGCGTCAGGTTCTACAAAAACTCCATAATTATTTGTCGTACTTGTCGTGTAGTGATAGACCTTTTTGTCTGCTTTGCACCAAAATAGATTTCCATGCACAATACCTCCATTTTGGCCGAAATTTTCGTCTGTTATGTAGCCCGTAGCATCACCTGTACGGGTTGCATTGTTATACTGCCGAGAATCCTGCACGCCATACTTAGCCGATGCTTTCCAGTTCAATGCCCTGCGGCTGCTCGGTGTACCTTTCAACGTCAAATTGGCGACGAATACACCCTTAGCGCGCATCTTATCTCCTGTTGTTGCTGACGGGTATAATTCCACGGTTACTCCGAGGACAACGTCTGCATCCAAGTCGACAGGCTCCAAGTCATAATCCAGTGATTCCAACGTGAGGCCATCTTCATGTACGGTGTCAAAGGGTATTGTCCCACTCGGCGTGAGTGCTTGTATTCTTGCGACTTCGTTAGCCGTTTGCTGTGCTGTATTAGCAAGATTTTTCGCATCAGTACCAGTCACTTGTGCTGTTTTAATACTATCTTTTAAAGCTTTATACTCTTCATCTGTGATATCATCTATTACATCATATCCCGATTTTTTAGGAGTTATAGATTTTAATTGTAAAGAATTAGTAGCACCATCTACGGTATATTCTTTTTTTATAGTCTTAGTGCCAGTAGCAAGTCTAAGAACACCATTTCCGTCTGAATCCCAGGTAAATGTTCCTATTCCGACCATTTTTTTACCTTCTGAATCTTCGGAATTCATGGAGCCTATTTTTACAACTGGAGCAAATCTAACATTCATTGCTAAAAACACAAGCGAACCAGTATACATACGCACATATTGAGATATTGCTGATGAAAAATCTGATTCTATGTCCCAAATTGCAACTCTTGTACCGTAATTATTTGATTCTGAAACGACATCGCCATTTTCATCATAATACCACTTTACCATAATTAATTCAGGTATTATGCCGTCTTTATTTAGAATGCCTTCAGAATCGCATGTACCTTGTATGTGATAAAGAGCCTTAACTCCGAGTTCTTCCATTTTTGCCTTTGCAGACTCTTTAGAAAAGCCCGTAATCGTATCTCCTTTTGCTATGACATAGGGAATCTTTTCTAATATTCCAAAGTTTTTTGTTTCTTTGTCAATATTATCGTTTATGGCATTTCTCACATCCGTGTGCGTGGTTACTCCTGCTTCGTAACTGACTTTTTTTAGTTCTTCCATATTTTTTCTCTTTTAAAATTATTCAACCCATAATGCTGTATCGTCCCATAATGCCGTGTCGTCCCATAATGTACCGCAGCCGATGCTTGTTGATTTTACAGCACCTGTACCGGTAAGCGTTATCCCTATCGTGGCAGCTCTTCTGTTCGACGCCCCATACGTCAGTCGTGTAACAAGCGCCTTGCCTGTGTATGTAATCATTCCACCTGTACTTTCGCTTCCATCTAACGTGCCGAAGGCCACGGCAACCTCACTTCCGTTGTCAAACAGATTTTCCAAATCGTCAAGGCCCGCTCCGTCCGAAGGTATCAGACTTTCACCCTCAATGCTCCAGCTCTTTCTGGTAACTTTCAGTTTTTTCCACGCTCCGCTCTTTCGCCAGCCAACCTCCTTCGTATCGCTCGTACGCGTCATTGTACAGCTCCTGCTGCTGGCTATCGCCTTGCGCGTCCCGTCGGATAATGTCAGGTAAAGCCAGAGCAGGCTTCCTTTGATTATTTCCCTACTCATTTTCGTACTTTTTTTCAAAGTCCATGCCACCGGCTCCGTCAATACTCACGCTTATTGTCGCTGCCTCGCGGTTTGTCGCCTGGTAGCTTAATTCAGTTATTATTCCACTTCCTCGATGTATAATCGTTCCTCCTGGTTGTCCTCCTGCATCAGCTGTGCCGAATACCACCGTCGCAGCCTTGCCGCTTGCTTGCAATTCGTCCAGTCTGTCAGCCGACGTCCTCCTGATACCCACAAGCTGGCTGCTCGTTATTCTCCAGCTTTTTTTTCCGGCCACCACGCGCTGCCATCCCTCACTGTCCTGTGATACGGATGTAACATCTCGTGATTTTTCCAGCTCGCAGTCCGTGCCGTAAGCCAGCATTGTCAGCGTACCATGCTCATCTTCCACGTACACGCCTATCTCACTCCCTCTTACTACATCCGTCATAATTCGTCCAGTGTTATCGTCATCTCTCCAGCCATTACGTCATACTTCCTTCCGCTCAACTGCCACGTCCGTCCTTCGTCATCCGTCATCACTGCCGTAGGGTCCTCCAATTCAGTATTGCGCTCCACCTCAAGCTCCAGCCGCGTTCTGTTACGCAGCTTCAGGCTCTCAATCAGTCGACACAGGTTGTCTTCCGGACGCCGCAGTACGCCATGCGTCCCCTCCAGGCAGTATAGTTTATCAAGTAATGTACCGTCATCCTTAATCAGCAGGTTATAAGCCGCATCCGTCTTTTCCCCTGTGCCCAACGTCAGCTCCACGGTCTGCGTGCCCTGGTTAGCCAGCTGCATGTTACCAACAGCTGTATACTGGTAATCATCCTCTCCGTCATCATCTCCCTTCAGCCTCAGCTTCTCACGCGACGTCACCTCGTCATTGTCGTAGTACTTGACGGTCAAATCCTTGACAAAGGCATACAGATAATCCGTGTAGATATCCACACTTCCTGTTCCGGCGCCGATTTCAAAGATGTCCCTCCATGTGGTACGCTTCCCATTGATCTGGCTGTAATCGTAAAAACCGTACAAGGTCAGCTCAACGTCGCCCTCCACGCTGATATCGTTTCCATCAGGGTCACGGCACTCTATCACGACCCCGCTTGCGTCACCATACGGCTGGTAGCTGTCTGTTCCCATCGCCGTCACCAGCGGAAGCCTCGTGTCTGCCACCTGCCCGAAGTCACAGTTGTGTGTCACATCATTACTGTCCTTGCCCACACCGTCAGGAACCTGTGTTCGCAGATAACACAGCTTCCCTTCCAGCTCGTCATACTCTGGCGAATTGACGTTGACAAACCTGCATCTGGTGTACACGTTCAGCGGAGCCTCCGGGTAAGCTTCCTGATATGATACCCAGTCACCTATACGAATCCGGAAAAACAGGGTGTACTGATAAGAATAGGTACTCCTATACGTAAAGCTCTGAAGCAGCACCGAAGCATTCACGCTCACCGCACCTGCGCCAAGACGCACGGGTTTCTTTCCTCTCAGCACAGCCAGCGGTGTCTTTCCGGCCTTCTGCTCCAGCGTAGGTATGCAGTTACCATTCTTGTCCGCCAACTGCAGCGCTCTGCTCATCCACGTATTACTGATGATGAGCATCTTTCCGTAGCTGTACGTCTTCTTCTCCTGATTCGTGCCGTCACCCTCTTGCCTGGCGTTGTACAGGTCAGCCTCCACCAGGTGGGCACCGGCGTAGTATCGCCATGCCGGCTCTCCCGTAATAATTTCCTGTTCTTCCTTCGTTACCCTCGTCACAGTCTGTGCGTCCGCCGTAATGTCGTAAGAGTATAGCTCCATCAATCCAGTATCCTCTGCGGTGTAGTTCCATCCGGTCACGTAGCTGCTGGCCTGAAGCTGACCGCTCACAGTACTTGCCTGGCTGTCACGCTGTGTCAGTTGCCCGCGCTTCCAGTTTCCCGGCGTCCATCCCTCTGTGGTCAGTCCGTCTATCAGGCTGTCCACACGGTCCAGTCCCATCTTCAGAATGTACTTTCCCTCGCCCAATATGGCGGTTTTTTTCTGTCCGTCTCCTGCATAGATAAGAGAGCCTTCCGCCACGCTTCCGCGCGGGGTCAGCCGCTCGCTTCCCGTCGTAATCTCCAACACGCCCGTACCGTCACCAATAGCCTCCAGCTCGTCCGGCGTAAGCCAGTAGTAATACAGTGCCGTGGGGTGGGTCATATACAGCGCCTGCCCCTTCTCTCTGGCCGTAAGCCCAAACAGTTGGCAGAAGTCCGTCAACAGGTCCTCAACACCCTTTCCGCTCTCATCGTCATCCTCATCCTCCGGCTCATATACGGTAGGCGAAAACCTCAGCTTCAGCGGAGCCAGGAAGTCCGGCTTATCGGCATTGTCATAGTAGGCCGCTGCTATCCAGATTTTCGTGTAGCTTATCCCGCTTCTTTCCACCACACCGCGGTGCAAGGCCCTCGCAAAGTTTATCATTCCACTTTTTCCTGCCCATCCCTTGAGCAGCCTGAACCCAAGCGCACTGCTGATGCCACTCTCCAGGTTGTATGTGATGCTCACCGGTGGTGCGGTCCAGTCCTGCTGTGCGCCCTCGCTCTTGAGGTATCCATCAAAAATTATGTCAAAGATGTTGCGGTGCACTCTGACGGAAAATTGCTGGTCCATCACAGGCACCAGTGTGTCCAAATCCCCACGGTCAACCAGCGTCAGCGTGCCCGTCGTGCAGCGTATCGAGCGCAGCATGTCCTTATCGTCGTCTTCCTCCAGCGTCAGCCCGTCCTCGGCCAGCGTCACAGTCTGTGCCGTCCCGGTCCACTGCGCATCATAAATCATCACGTCAATCCGGTTTCCCGCCCTGTCGTAACAAGTACTTGTATATCTCAACTGTCCTGCCATACCTGTATGTTATAAGCTGATGACCTCGCCGCGTCCCTTACGGCGTGCATAGTTGTTAATCACCGTTACAATCTGCTCCCCGGTCACCACCGTGCGACTGCCGCCAGTTCCGCCACCGTCCTGACGTCCTCCGCCCTGGCTGATCATGCCGAAAAGCTTCCTTTGCTGGCCCTGGTTAAGTACCATCTCTCCGCTGTTCAGGCGTGCCAGCACACGGTCGCCATGCCAGCTGCTGCCGCCTACTATGCCGCCGTCGGCAAAAGCCTGAAGCCCTCCAAGCACGCCCTCCATTGTGGCCACGAATCCGGTGGCCATCGGTACACCGGCAAACGGTATGTAGCTGTGAGCCAAGAAAATGTTGGCCGCCGCAGCCTTTTCCGCAGCCTTACTCTCCAGCGCATACGCCCCGCTCTTCACGGCACTTGCCGCCGCAGCTGCAGCACCCTGCTTAGCCTCGTCCTTACTTGCCTCGCTCAGAGTGGCGGAAGAATTGGCAGTCGTTCCGAACGTCTCGCCAAGAAAACCGGTCACACTCTGCACAGCACTTATCACACTCATCGTCGCCTGAAGAATGGACATGAATTTTCCGAATCCGCTCATATTCACCCCCAATGCACTGCCCATCTGCTGCAGCGCGCCACCAAGCTGCATAACCTGATCTGCCGCCTGCTGAGCCATCTGCATACTACTCATAGCTTCTCCGGATCCACCTATCGCATCGGCCACAGCCTGCCACTGCGCACGCTCCTGTTCCAGCCGCGCACGCTCGTCCTCATGTGCCACCTTGATAAGCCGGTCATACTCCTGCACCTTGCGGAGAGCCTCGTCATACTGGTCTGCTCTTTCCATCACACCGGCATTCATACCGCTATACTTCGGCTCCTCGTCCTTCTTGTTCAAGTCGTCCGTAATGCGGTCACGCACGGCATCCAACTCGTCAATCTTACGCTGCAAATCCTGACGCACGCTGTCGCTCACCGCAAGTTCCAGTTCTTCACGCAGCGCACGTATCTGCTCCTCGTAGTATCGCAGAGAGCCTTCAGCAGCTGGCGGCGCAGCAGTTGTTCGCTCCATTGCCTTACGCTGGGCCTCAGCAGCGTCCAGCTGCGCGCCAATCTGGGCACGCGCCGCATCCGTAGTAACGGTCCTGTACTGCTCCTGCAGCCGGCTAATCCGCTGCTCCAGCTCTCCAAGTGAGCCTTCCGCGTAGTTTTTTGCCTTTTGCGCCGACGTGGAACGGCTGCCTGTGCTGCTGCTCGAGGCTGGTGGCGGCGTAACTTGGGTATCCTTCGGGGCACTCACGCTTACACCTCCGGATTTTAATGACGAAATTACCTTTCCGGCCACCTGCCTGCGCTGAAGAGCATTCAGATATCCCTCGTATGCGGCACTGCGGTTTCCAAGTACACCGAACGACAAACCGTTCATCGCGTAATTTATTGCCCCCATGCCGTTTTTGTTCCTGGTGGCAAAAAACTGATAGGCTTGCTTTTGCTTCCCGCGCTCCTCGGGTGTGTATCGCTGGTTATAAGCGTCAATCTCCCTTTGCGCCTGAGCGTACTGCTGTCGCTGGTAGGCCAGTTCCGCCTGTGTGGCCTGCTTGCGGCTCATTCCTCCAGCCATCCGCTTATTGATGTTTTCGTTCGCCTGACTGACGCCCTGCTTCTGCTTCCCTTCCGACAACTCGCGGTTAAGTTGGTCCACACTCGTAAGCAGCAGGCCTACACGGTCTATCATCTGTGTGAGCCAGTTAATTGTACTCTTGATAGCTCCGTTACTCTGATTAAGCCTTAGTGTGAATCCACCCCAAGTGCTCTTCAGCCGCTCCACAGATCCGGCCACGTTGTCGTTGTTGATTTTGGCCTGCTCCTGCGCTGTATTTGTCCCCACAATAGCTTTCTGCAATCTGAGACACTCGTCCTTTGCTCCAATCAGCGCCTGTGCCACGGCCACGTTCTCACTGCCAAACAGCTTAACCATCTGCGTAATACTCAGATGCCTGTCTGCCAGGTTGCTCAGTGCCTGGTTGTATCCTACCACCGACGGCTTGAGCTTGTCGTCCGTCTGGCGCTCCAACAGAATGAGAACATTTTTCAAGCCGAGTCCGGCCGTACTGGCGTCACTTACCTTGGGAGCTACGGCCTCAATCGAAGCAACCAGCTGCGCAAAGCTCAGACCCACCATGTTGGCCGTTCCTCCACTCTTCTCGATGGCTGCCGTAAGGTATGGTACTTCCGCCGCGCCTTCCTGGCTCGCCGCCGCCAGAACATTGATGTAATTTCCTGCCTCAGACGACTGCGCGCCAAACTGCCCCAACGACATCGTCAGCGCATTTACACTGGTCTCCAGGTCGTCGCCCGAAGCATGGCTCAGTGTAATGGCTGCCTGCGTCACGTCCATCATGGCTTCCTTGTTTTTCAGCAACTCAGGGCGCTTGCTTCCCACCAGCTGAAAGGCCTGCACCACATCGCTGGCGCTCATTCCGCTGGCCTTCCCCATATCAATGGCCTGCTTCTTGTAGTACTCCAAGTCCTGTGCCGTCGCGCCCACCATTGAGCGCATACGGCTCAACGACTTCTCGAATTCAATACTGCTCTGTACGGCATTTCCGATAATGTCCGACGCTGTACCAAATCCGGCAAAGGCCGCCGCACCTGTCACGGCGGTCAGCCCAAGGCTTTTCAGGCTCTTGCTGAACTGTCCAACCCGCTTCTTCGACTTGTTCAACCCGGCAGGGTTGTCGCGGTACACAATTTTGACTACTATATCACTCTTTGCCATTTTTCTTACTGTTCATCATTTGCTCCATTTGCCGGGCACGCTGCCGCAGCTCGTCCATCTCCTCCTCCGTTGGCGCAGGCTCTCGCTCGTCCCAGGGAAATCTCCATCTCAGCTCCTCGCCAGTCTTCGCCCCATAGTATAGCCCGGCCAATATACGGGTCTGCTCCCAACCGGCGCGCTCTCGTCGCGCCACGCCCTGCAACACGTCCTCTATCTCAGCCGTGCTCATCTGCTTAAAAAAATAGGCCGGCGGCACTCCGGCCTCACCGACCACAATCTGATACACCTCGCGGGCGGTCAGTCCTTTTTTTTTGCAGCCTCAGCTGTATCCTTCCCACCGTCATCTCCAGTCACCGGAGTAAGCTCCTCCATCACCTCGCTGTACATCTTGTTCAGCGAAGTCACCAGCGCAGTGTCGTTCAGTGCTTCAAGGAACTCATCAGGCGAGAGGTCGAAGTCGTCGTTGCCAGACGACAGGATGCAGTAATACAAAAGATGCATGCACAGCAGCCGAGTGGCGTCAAATGGAATATCCTTACCAACCGTAGCCTCATACACATACAGCGGAGACCATACCGTCCGGAACCCGAAACGGTAGGTCTTGCCATTAATACTAATCTTGCGCTCCATAGTCTACACCCCTAATTTTTTCAGCGCACCGTCACCATTAAGTTGCACGCTGACGCTTCCGGCGCTTCCCTTGTCGCCTCCAAGTTCCAGTGAGGTAATGATGGCCTTACCCGTATAGCCTTTGTCGCTCGGTGCGGTCCATCCTTCCTCGGGCACGCCGTTTCTTCCATCCGCAATATTGGTCGGTATGCCAACTATAATGTCCACCGGCTCACCGGCCACGAACAGGTCGAATAGGTCGTCGTACACCATCGCAGCCGTCACTTCCTCATCCACCGAAGCCACAGCCTCGCTGCTCACCTGCCAACTTAGGCTACCGATGTCCGTTCCCGCCCAAATGCCGCAATCCTTGTTGTCAGTATCCAGCGTATCTCCACTCAGCTGAAGCTGGCATGTCTTGGCCAGTGCAATGGCCTTGCCGCCAACAAACAGCATCAGGTCCTTACCATTCAGGTATTTTGCTTTTGCCATATCAAAAAAAATTAAACTGTTAAAAACTCTATTGTCAGATACTCCTCATAGTAACCGCCATCCAGGTTGTAAGCCTCATCGGCTCCCGTCACCTTTGCGTCCATCACCGTCAGTCCGCCGGCCTCTCCACTCCGTCCTTCCAGGGCCTCACGAAGTGCCTCAAGACAGCGCACAGCCTCTCCATACTCGTCCGAGGCTACCATGAAACTCACGCTCACGCGGTCATCTCCCCTTCCGTCCTTGTCGCCGTTGCTCTCCAGCCTTTCACGTCGGTATATTACCGCGGGCCAGTTGCTCGAACCGTCAGGAACGACCAGCGGGCTACATATACCGCTTCCAAGCGCTTCCCGGAAGGCTTCATCCGCCCCAAGCACTTGCTGAAGATAGATTCCTATGCTAAGACCTGTTATCATCTCATCGTCGCTTTATTTGTTTCGCTCTGCCGCCAGCTCAATGTGCTTGCGTATAAGCGCCATACTTATTCTCATCGCAGTATCACGCTGACTTTTAGCGGCCGGTTCAAAAAATGGACGGGCTGGCATACTTCCCGTAGCCTGACCGCTCATTACCAGCTTGCGCTTTCGCGCCCCAAGTGGTCGCTGTCGCTCCCCCTTCGTCCGGCGCGGACCTGTTCCGGCGTTAACCCATCGAAGCAGGTACGAAGCAGAGCGTCCATAGTAACTCCGCATCTCAATGGTCCTTTGCGTAGGCCTTGTTCGACGATTCTTCGCTTTCTTCGGGTCATCCTTAAGCTTGTAAACCGCTCTTCTCCCCATACTGTTTATCGCGACACTTCCGCCGTAACTATTTTTCCAAGCAATCGCTTTTACGGCAAGCTCGGCGTGCCTTCGGTTCTCGCGGACCGAACGCCTGTATCCCTGCTGCACGGCGCGGCGCACGGGGCGCAAGGCCTGACGGGTAATACTTCTCCGCTGCCCCGGCGTGGTGGCCTTCTCAAAAGCAATCTGGTCGGCCAGCGTCATGAACCCGCGCACATCCACATCTATGCTCTCGTCTCTTGCCATCCGTCTGTCTTGTCGTCAATCTTGGTACATACCAGCTGGAGCGTTCCGCTCTGTCGGTCACGCATCAGGCTGTCTGTGGCGTAGGTGTCGCCGTTGTAAACCAGCCGAACACGCTCGTCCACATCCTTCCGCTGCCTTATCGTCACGGCAATGGTATTCGGAAGCCATACCTCACCGCCATCCAGAGCACGCTGTCCGCGCTTAAAGGTCACCTTGGCCCACACAGTGGCCACAGGCTCCCACGTCTGCACGCGCTCACCATACTGACCGGTTCCGGTCGTCGCGCGCAGCAACTGTACGCGCTCACTGAATGCTCCTGCGTTATTCGGCATCGTCTACCAGCTTTACATACGGTTTCACCAAAAAGTCCACGGAATAAGGGACAGGATTGGCCGCCACATTCGTCACGGCCTCTCTGTCTCTGTAAAAAGTGGCGGCGGTCATCATTACCGCCACCTTCAATGGCGTAGGGAGAACTCCTCCGCCCATCTCTTTCAACTCGTCAAGGCTACGGCAGGTGGCGCCGATAACTGCCTTCTCCGCAGCCTCGCCGTACACCGTAATCAGCTCGTCCTCCTCTGAGGTCTCAACCCTCATCTGGAGCTTCAATTCATCAAGTGTTACCGTATCCATGCTCACTATTCAATGTTATTCTCCAGCTTTACCTACGACAAAGGCCTTTTCATCCACTACGGTCTGACTGTAATTCGTGTTAATAATGACGTATGTCAAGTTCTTCTTCGAACCGGTCAGCGGGTCTATGGTCATACGGGTCTTGCCAAACTGTCCCTGAAGGAAGTACGAGAAGTTACCGAACAAAATCTTGTCTGCCGGGAAATACTCTGTCGTAAACACTGGAACACCGTCAATCATGTTGTTAGCGTCACACACAAACAGACCGCTGCCGACATCCTTGGGCTGTGCCTTCAGACGGTACTTCATCGCGCTGTTCATCACATAGCATGCGGTCTCCACACTGAAGCCTTCGCTGGCTACCTTTGACGGCAAGCTAAGCACCTCGCTCCACGTCGGTGCACTCGGCGTAATGGTTACGGTAGGAATGCTGCTGTCATCCATCAATCCTTTCAGCTTCAGTCCGCTTCCACCAAAGGCACACTTATTCAACGTACGGATAATTGCCATAGGAACCTGCTGCATTACAACCTGCCAGATAACACCGTCGGTCATGTCAATAAGTGTATTGCTAACGGGGATGGCAATGGAAAGACGCTTCGGCTCAGGCGTAATCTTATTCATCGGGATATCGCTGTCGGCTACTTCGGCATTCTCGTCCTCCACCGTACACTCTACTCCACTGGTGATAATGGGCCAAACGTAATCACCTACCAGTCCGGTCTGCAAGGTAATACCTATCTTGTCAAGGATAAGTCCCTTCTCGACAGGGCCCCACACATCGCCGACAGTAAGTGGGATAACACCACCTGATTCACCAGTCGTAAGGTCCATGTATGCGCGCAGCTCGTATTCGCTGGCACGGCCCGACTTACGGCTTTCTCTAAACAATTTTTCAAATTCGCGCTGGCGGTTTTCCGTCTTGACTTCCTTTCCGCCTTTCATCAGCTCAATCTCCAGGTTGAGCACGCTGCGCTCATCGCGCAGGTTCTTCCACTCCTCCTGCTCCGCTTCAGTCAGTGCGCGCTTATCGCGCTTCGCCGTACTTACCAGCTCCTCCATACGGGAGCGAATCTCTTTAAGTCTCTTCAGATGTTCATTCATAACCTATAATGATTAAAGTTTCTCATTCATTTCTTTTTCCAATTTGTCGTAATAATCAGCGTCCACCTCCGGCTTATCATCTTCCAATACGCCAGCCCGCACCCAATAGCTGCGCTGTGACACGTCGGCAGTTGTCTCAGGGTAGGCAGGATTGAGCACAATACTGAAGTCATAGATGCGGTCTATCTTCTTGATGGTACGCGTCAGCACCTGTTCCTCATTACGCCCGTAGTCACAATTGGCGTAATCCAGCGAAAACATGAAGGACGCTCCAAACAAGTCGCCGCGCTCAATGTGCTCAACCACGCTGCGCCCCAGCTCGTCACCTGGCGCCGCGCAACTGAACCATACGCCCTTGCTGTCAATCCTCGTCTCCATGCTGCCCTGACCGTATCGTCTACGAGCCAGGAACCGGCGGAAATCGTGGTCAACAGTCAGCAGGATATCACTCGCCAGCAGTGTGTCCTCCGTCACGGCCTCCGGCGCAATCCGCTCGATAAATGCCTCATCCTCTCTCCAGTCCGTCAGTATCTTGCTATCCGAATTAAAAACAATGGCATAGCCCTCGATGTAGGCTTTTCCATCCTCCGACCTTCGGCATATAAGCCGGTTATCCACCGGCGTGGCCCTGGTAATCTTATTCTCATTCATCTTCCTTGGTTGTTTTATTATTGTCCTTTCCGGCAGCGCCTATCGGCTGCACGTTGCAGGTAATGTAATTGATGTCTCCTCCATCCACCGGCGCCATTCCTTCCCGTCTCCGTACTTCGTTAACGGTGTAGATTCCATTGGCTATCATCTCCTTGTAATACGCCGATTTAGTTTGCAAGTCAGTAGTGTACAGCCCGGTTGTATCAAACATGAACTTGTACTCGTCCCAGTCTGCCTCCGGCACCAACTTACAGAGCAGTTCGGTTTCAATTTTGCACAAAACAGGCGCAAGCGTATCTGTCAGGAATGACACTTGCGACATCTCGCTCGCCTTGTAGTTCGCGCTCTGACCGGCGAATACCTTATCCGGATGCACGCCGAAAAACCGGCATATCTCAAGCACGCCAAACTTCTTGTTTTCCAATAGTTGCAAATCAGCGCTCGTCATACTCATCACGGTAGCCTTGATGTCGCTGGGCATGCTGATTACGTCCCTACCGTCAGCAATCAGACCCTCCACCTTTTCGGCCAGCTTCTCCACCTCGGTGTTATCATAATTACCGAAGCCCCTGGATGAATAACTGTCCACGTTGCCCAACAACATCTTGAGCTGACCGCCCTTGCCCACAATATCAGCAGTCTGAGCATCGGCCGTAGCGCTGATACCCAACACGTGCGAAGCATACGCCAGCGTCGTCACGCCGGTGTATCCTCCGTCGATGCTCATATTTTTAAGGTGGATAATTTCTTCAGGACGGTAAGTCCCGTATACGTGGTTCACGGGGTCGCTCACCGTATAGAGGTTGGTCTCCTTTTGGTAGCTGACGCTGTGCGGCGTAAGCAGGATAAGCTCCTCCACCTCGGCGCCGTAATACTTCGGCAAAATGTATGCATTTCCGTCGCAGAGCACCATGTTGATAATCGCGGAGCGCTTAAAGTCGTAACCATTCAGTCGCCGGTTGGCACGTACGTTTAGCAGCACGTTGATTTTGCCGTAATAGGTGGAGTAGTAGTCGCCGTCGTGGCGAAGTTTCTTAAGGTAAATTGGAAGCGAGGCCACGCCGCTTGACAAAATGTCCACACAACGGTAAACAGTAGCTATCTTCATGGCCAAACTTGCCGAATCAACTGCCACATACTTGCCAGCCGATAAGGCCCGTCCGGCTTCCCAATCGTACGCCCTGGTATCAGAGCGACGCTGTAATGTATTTCGTCCTTTGTTAAAAAAATGCTTAAACAAACCCATGATAACGCTATCTATAATGATAATCAAGGGCGTGCATACGCATAACAAAAAAACCGCACGCTTCACAGCGCACGGAAAAACAAAAATCTACTACTATGAAAAACTTTTTACCTTAAAATAGAATATTCACTCACTATATCATAACAGGGCGTGCATACGCATGTACACGCAAAAAAACACCCCATGCTATGGGGTGAAAAACTAAACTTATGAAAAAAATACAGACCCCCCACACGCTTGTAGGAATAGAAATGTGGTTATAAAAATATTATATGATTATTTCATATAATAGAAATTAGGGTGTGCATACGCATGTTTCAGTGTTGCTAATTGTAATATCTATTTATTTAATTATGGTGATTATTTATGCAATTTATAACGAACATTGATAAGAATGTAATTCTTAAACATAAAACATTTCCTAAATTCGTTTTTTAAGTTTTATAGTACATTCGTTCTTCTGATATTTATATATGACATTGCATATAAGAAGTATGACATTGCATATAAGAAGTATGACATTGCATATAAGAAGTATGACATTATGTCGGTATGAATAATTTGGTATATATATTGTTATAGCTACTTATATGTGCCATCGGCATACCGTTGTGCTTAAAAGTTTGATTCCAAACACAACGGCAGTTTACACCTATCTTTCTGAAATCAAGATGGCGGAGCTTCATTCTCCGAATAAAAGGGAAGTTAACATGTCTAATTAAAAAAATTACTATGGGAATAAAACCAGGACCAAAAAGAATTGCAAAATCAACTGGAATGCCAGACCGTCGTCAAAGAGACAATAAACTGACTCCAGGCAATACTCCATCGTTAAGGCCTCACATCCATAAAAGAGGGGATTAAAAATAAAAAAACGGATGTCTATAATGACACCCGTAAAGTAAAACCTGTAATTCTCACTCAATTTTTGTTGCAGCAAAATCACGAGTTCACATCAAAGCTACTGCCACTTTGGCACTATGACAGTAGCTTTTTGAATATTGTGAATATATAATTATCTATTTTGTTCAAACAATACTTTTATACCACACGAACTTGCTACATCAAGTTCCAGCTTCGCACCCTTACTCAGCTCCCATCCGTTAAGCATATAGATTCCGTCACACTGTAATAGCATCATAATATCTGCGCGCATGTGCTCGCGCCAGTTCGCATCTTGTGGAAGCCCATTATTAAACGGATTAACCGGTTCATATCCTTTTCCTCGTAAATATTGCTCGGCTTTACAAAATGCCAGCATTCTTTCCTCTAGGTCGTAATGCGCTATCGCGCCACTGATGTACACTTTCTTCTTCATATTACCATTCATAATTGTTGAACAACCAAAAACTCATTAAATTAGTCATCACTCCGTCAATCTTCATATTCTCTTTACGTTTCTGCGGCATCTTGTTGCCCAGCTTGTCCTCGTCAATGTAGGCATTCCCAAAGCAATAAGGCGTAATAGGATTCGGCGCAAAAAATATTCTCGTGGGACGCGCCTTAATGGCATACTCAAGCGTCTCCACGCACGAATTCATCCCGCCGTAATTGTTCGGAACACTTCTGATAATCTTATCTGGATTTCCGCCAAGCGCACCAACCGCAGAGCGAAGTGCGTTGACCGGCTCCAGCGCCTTATACTTATCGTAACCTATCTGCATAATCGGCCATCGCTTGTTGGTCTCAATAATCAGCTTGATAATCATATTGTAATCTACCGTAGCACCAGGGCAAATGGTAAGGTAACCGCCAGCCGCCCACATTTTGTAAAGCTCTCGGTTCGGGTGGTTCTCAAGAGTATCCTCAGGAATGAAGTAATAGTTTATCGAATAAAACAACTTCTTTTCATTGCTGTATAGCATAAAGTTCACCGCAGAAAAGTCATCCGATACGGATAAATCAAAGCTGCACATGGCCTTACATTTACCCAGTTCCAGGCTCTGCACATCGCGAATCAGTCCAGTAACCATTTCGTTGTTAATCCACTGCTTAAGTCCGGCCTGAACGTAGATGTTCAGCAGCTTGCACTTAAATTCAAGCATGGTTTCCGGGTTCTTCAGCGCATCGTAATAGTAATCTCTGTAAAAGTCCTCAAAAACCGTCACGCCGATATGCGGATTGCATTTCTTCCAAAGCCAAGGTGAGCCAAGGTCGTCCACGCCCTCCCAAGCATCCGGCATGAATAATGAAGCAAAGAGAGTATCATTCTCATAATCTCCCCTGAGCACATGCTGTGCATTATCCAGTTCCAGGGCAAATGGCCCGTTAGGATGCCTGGACGCCGTGGTGATAATAATCGTAAGAGGCTCTCGTCGTGTACCCATCGACGAAGTGATGGCCTGAAAAAGTTCAGCCCCCTCTGAATGGTCCGCCGTGTAATACGCCGCTGCATACTCGTCGTAGATAAATAACGAAGCCGCAAGTCCGTCCTTCGTGTCGGCTCCGCCCGTCAGGCACTCCGCAAAGCTTTCCTTTCCGAACTTATTGGGCAGCCACTCAATGTGCTCGCGATTAATCTTAAAGTATTTCTTTCGCGGGTCCAGCTGACGGGCAATACTCTTGATTTCCTTGAACAAAATCTGCGCCTGCTTGTATGAATTGGCGCCCGTATAAGCTTGTCCATTACTATCGCCGAACAACAAGTCGTGGAAAGCGATGGAAGCCGATGAAGTTGTCTTTGAAAATTTCCTGGGCACAAAAAGAATCACCCTTCGCGTAAGCCGCGTGCGCTCTCCACGCTCATTCTGACGATAGAATCCGTATATACTGGCAAACTGAAAAGCCTGAACAGGTGTGAGCTTATAAGATTTTCGGCCCGAAATGCCAGAGAATTTCAAAGACTCGTAAAAGCGAAAAAACTTCTTGACCTTATTCGTCGAAAATTCGTAGTTGTCAAGAAGGCGCGAAAACTTAACTAGCGAAAGCAGCTCATATACGTTATGCGCATCAGGGTCACTCACCAACTGACGCGCATAAATATTGAGACGCTCATCTGTATCCTCAAACTTATACTTTCCCCACCGTATGTCACGCAGGGATTGCACGACACTTTCCTTGTACTCCTTCGCCTCCTTGAATTCGTCCATCTTATCATCATTCAGCGTTAGCCGCCATCAGTCTGGCCAACGGATCATCATCGTTTGCGCTATTCTCAAGCGCATCATTCACCCACCTGAGCTCCTTGTTCATACCCAGCGCTTTCAAATCACGCCTCACCACATCCGACTGCTTCCCCAGCAGCTCGAATATCGGGTTCACGCGGCACCGCTCATGTCCCTCCCTTGAAGTCTCTTTTATCAGCACCTTGCTATCCGGCGCAAAAGCCTCCTCATACATCTTGCGATACGTCAGCAAGTCAATGGCCAGCGTCTCCACCTGGTACGTCAGCTCCCTGCTGTACGTACCCCCGTTCTTCAACAACCTCCGTATCCTCGTCTTCAAATTTTCAAGCTGATCATTTTTCGCCATACCATTACTTTTTACCAATACCTAAAAATTGCCTACCCCCCCACCTGGCAATTTTTCTCCAAAAAATTAACCGATGGCTGGCGTGGGTTTCAAAGGCTTTGGCCTATTTTAAAAACATATCCCCCCTATTCTCCAAAATATTTGTTAACAAATCTTTTCTTTTTGTTCTCATTGCTCTGATTAATGTACTTCCTACTGTGATATCCTGTCCTGTCATGGAGCGCACGATGGCAGTCGTGGCATAAGCTCATCAGATTACCAGCATCATAGCACAGTGACTTCATCTCACACTCGTCTCGGCCTCTCTCTACCGGCTTACGATGGTGTACTTCGGTGGCCGTTGTGTAGATTCCATGCTCAAGGCACACCTCGCAGAATGGTGCACGTGACAGCTGATCAGCGCGTATCTTGCGCCATCTAGTGCAATTAATAAGCTTTCTGTACTTGCTATCCTTCGACATCTCCTATTATCTTAATAGCATTGTACCTGCTCTTCAGCTTCGCAATAATGATATACTTTTCTGCGGCTTCATGTGACGAAAAGCCTGACGCAATTATGCTTCTCACTTTACTTTTCTTATCTCTTCCTTCTATCTGTATCATAACAATTTCGGATTACGTTTCGCTTCCAATCTTTCATTCACTCTCACAATCTCATCGTCAACAACCTTCTCGAGTCGCTTTGCCTTTATAAGGTTATCATGTCGCTTGCTCTTATAGTATGCTCTCTGCGCATTGCGCATCTTGACAACAGCATCATAGAATTCTCTCGCATTCATTGTACACCTCCTCTTCTTATGTCCTTAATTATTTTTCGAATCTCTTTGCGCAAATTGACGACAAATGCTCCTCCACTTATCCGCTCTATGAGTATGGCCACTGCATTAACCACAAGCATCATGGCACGCTCATACGAGTAAGCATTAATATCCATTATCCTGCGAACTTCATCATCCATCATGCTGCTCTTAATGTAATCAGCCAGCTCTGTGGCATCACCATTGTCAAGCAATCTCCGGCAGATCTGCAGCTCGGACTCTGCCATTGAATAGGTCTCTTTACCGTCCATTATCTTCGCTTCGTACCTACGTATAGCCTGCCGACTCTTCTGCCCGTAATATACAGACAGAGCACGCTCGTCGCATGGTAGCAGATTATCAGCTCGAATGTCATATTTATTTCCATTTTTCCGAACCACCTCACCAGGATATCTGTAATCGCTTATCCATGCAGCGGCAACCGCCTTGGCGGCATTAAGTACGTATCGCTTACCTCTATCATACGCAACAAGGTAATAAGTTCCGTGCGACCGATAAGGCTCATACGCCTTTCCGCATGAGCGAAACTTGCCCAATCGGCTGACCTCATACTTGCCGAACTTAGGTATCGGTACCACCTTGTACTCTTCCTCCACCATATTAGCTATCTAAAAGACTTATCCTTAAATACGACAACTCTGCTAAGCTCATGCAGGCGGTCGTATGCACGCTCTCCATACAATTCCCTGAAGTTACGCACATCCATGTTAGTAGTCAATACCATTGGCTGCATATTTTCATACCTTGCCATAATCAGGTCAGTAATCGGCGTGATGGTATTGCCATACTCCAACAATTCTGGCGGTTCGTTTCCCACATCGTCAATTCCAATAAAGTTATACGACGAGATACGTTTCCAGCCTGCGCCCGCGTCTGTATCAACTAATTCTTTAGCATTAAATTTACGGAAACGATAAAAATCTCCATTACCATCTCGTATCGCTACTTTGTTGACTACCAGAGAAATTGCCGTCAACATAGACGTTTTACCGTTTCCCAATCCTCCGCTCAGCGTTATCCACGGCTGCTTTCCGTTTGTCAGCCAATCAGCCACGCAGCTGATAGCCTCAGCGGCATTATCGGTTAAGATGAATGTTCCTCCTCGGCTTTTCACCACAGCCGCCCATGCTCCCTGGAGCATCTCGCGTGCAGCCTCAGCCTTCATCGGCAATCTATACCGTGACGGCTTGACCATCATGTTATAAAAACCTCTTGTATATCTTGATATGTTACTCTCCATACTCGTACTATTCGCTAATATCCTCAAGACATTTTTTCTCGAAGTTCCATCTCTTTCCTTCTTTCTCTCTTAATCGATTCAGGAAATCATCTATTTCTTCCTGTGTAGCATATCGGCATGATGTAAGATAATTACCGAAATTATCATAGAAGGCATTCCCCTCGCCATTAAACCTTACGATGGCCTTGCATATCTTCATGCCGTCACTTTTTTCTTCGATATTTCCATTGAAAATAAATACGTCTTCTCTGTTATTAATATCTGCCATAAAATCCCCTTTTGATGGGTAAATTTTTGTAGAATTAACTATATCTACATTGTGATTATCATTATCAAATGACGGCAAAATGTTTTTGAGGTAAGCCCATCTTAATACCTGATTTTTGTCAAATTTTCCATTTGAACTTTCTGAAAGCTGAACGATAATCTTTTCGTTGTAATATGGGAACTCACTACCATCTGACCACGGATGGTCCGCCATACACTTAATGGCGTCTTGAAACCCATGCTTGTAAGAGCTGTCAACTATCTCATTGAATTGAGTCTTGTATTCATTAAGCCTATCTCGTATTATATCACTAGCGCATTTACTCATATCATTTACTATTTTATGTTTTTTTATTTCCATCATGCAAAATGAAGGTATGTTGTTTTTTGAACACGAAAGACACCTCACATAGTCTGGTGCATTTTCGTAAAGATCTTCAGGGCAGTATCTCGGTCTTTCCATTGTTATCGCATCTTATTTTCTTCTTTTTCTTCTTTTTTCCCTTCTCCTCTTTACCTCTTTTTCCATGTATATTCTCATGGCTTTTTCCCTTACATCTTCCTCTGTGTCTCCAAATGAAAATAACCCTCTATAATCAGGCGAACTATAACCGTAACTCATACCAGTAACTACTCCTCTTGTTGTAGTTATGCTGTACACATTAATCATGTTCCTACCTTCATTTCTTAATTTCCTTAGTAACTTCGTTTTCATTTTTATTCCTCCTTATAAGCCATACAGAACTCTCTGCTTATCACATTATCACAACTATATGGTGCGGCCGCTGTAACACTTACGATAACCTGTCTGTTATAATCCTCTCCTTCCTTTTCTGCCTTTTCAGCCTCAGCCCGGGCTATCCAGGCATTAATTATTTCCTTGGCCACATCCACGTTTTTCGCCTTAACCAAAAATGTGTACCGTATAGAATTTGAATCGTCATTATCCCCTTTTTCCAGAATAGACACATCCGCATCTATCTTATAGTATTTTTCATCGTCCTTATCTTCGTCATTGTCCGCATCACTCACATGTGTGCTCTTTTTCAAATTATCAATAATGATCATGCCAGGCACCAACTGAGCGCCAGTAATCCAAAACATGTTGGCGTAGTTCAATTCAATGTAGTCTATGGCTACCGCAATGGCACTCTTCACATTCATGGCGTGCAGGACAAAACTGTAATTCTTGCTGTCTATACGTGCTCGTACTTTCCATGCGGCCATACTGTTCAAATCCCGCTCAACAGCTTGACGACACTGGTTGCTGACTTCCACATCCTCAAGTTCGCCCGACTCGATGCAGAACTGTATCCTCGCCGCCAATTCCGTATCAATTTTTACACCCCGCTGAAAAATAATCTCATTACGTTCTATGCTTACAACCTCGCCGGTATCTTCGTCTAAAAAATCCTCTGTCCATGTCTTTACGGCCGGAGCAGCCAGATAGTTACCAATCATGTCCCGTACATTCTTCGTCCGGAATCGCTTCTCGTCCTGTTTCGTTGCTACTATAATCTTTTCCATTGATTTCATATCAAAAACTCGTTGAATAATCACATCCGTTGTCGTGGCTTGGTTCCTGGCGCCTCCGTCTGTTTGTTGAAGCTGAGGCTACCATCACACGCTTCTCCTTACATTCGCAGTTGAGCTGGATGCGAAGCCAGTCGCAGAAGTGACGGCGCGCGTCCTCACAGCTCTTGTGTTGCACGCCCCTGCATGCCACATGCAGTGTAAACGCCTTGAGCTTATCTGCCAGCACATCTCCACTCACACGGTACAACTTCTGCACGTTACCCAAAAATTCCTCATCAAAAACCCCTCTCTCGCGCGCGTTGTCGTCGTTGATATTATTCTTCCTTCTTATATTGTTATATTGGGGTGCGCTTTTCATAATTTCGCCTGACAAGCACTCATTTTTGTCCACACCGTAACTGTCTGATTTTCTGTTATTGTCACTGGTGCATTTAGGGGCGCGGTCACTAGTGCACTCTGGGGTGTACTCTGTGGTGCACTTTTCATTTTGTGCACCTCCTAAACTTGCTGACGCTGAGTATATTTCGCTTTCAATTCGCTGGTGCACTGCACTACCAAGTACACCGGCGCATTCGGCGTCCTCTTCTGCCTCATCCATTACGGTGATAATGGCCACACTGTTGTACATTACCGAGCGGTTAATCATTCCATCGCGCTCCAACATCTGCAGGAATCGCATCACGGTTCGCTTATTTCTCCCCCAGCGCTCTGCCAGATAATCCACGCCGGCTATTATCTGCCCGCTATGCAGCGTGATCTTGTGGCCACGTATGTAGGTGATGCGCTCCTCATAAGCCGCCATCATTCTCAGGTCAATCCACCATTTCAGCCTTTCGGCATCCTGCCATAGCCAATGCTCTCTCAGACTCCTGCTTATGGCTATCCATCCTTGTTTTTCCATAGTCGTTCGTTTTTTTAATCCACATAATGCTCCGGATCAAGCTCCGTGAGTGTTTTGTATCTCGTCTCTACCATCCTGATGATACTCTCAAATCGCTTGGCGTCCGTTCCGGCCTTGCTCACCGCCGTAATCAGCAGCCTCTTAATCTTCGTCACGTCTTCCGCTATGCTCACCTGCTCCATGTCTCCTGCGTCCTTCCACATTACGCTACACAGGCCCGCCATCCTTGTCTTAATCGTCCCCATCTGCTTTTCCAGCATGCTTACTTCTTGCCTCTCCCGCTGCTTTACGCAACAGCTAATACACTTCAACTCATCATTGATGTCAACGGCAAAGTCGCTCGCAATCATCAGCAGCGAGTACATGATGTTCGTCTTTATCATCGCGCGCTTAAAGGCCTCTTCCATCTCTGGAGCTTTCTTTGCCCGGCCCTTGGCCAGCTCAAATGCGTCTTCCATAATCTTTTATTTTTTTTGTTTTGTCATTGTAATATCTCGCAATAAGCTCCAGCTCTGCGGCGCCATGCTTTACCTTAACGTTTTTCGACGCCTCCAGCAGCGTCACCCGCTGCTCGCCATACATACCGCCGTCTGCAAAAGCCTGAAGCCCGACATATTGCCTTCTCTGAACCTGTTGCAGTGCCTGCACTGCGCGTGGCAGTTCTCCTCGCTGTATCTGAGCGCCTCCACTGCCCTGTTCACGTAATGCCCGCAGTCCGCCTGGCTGAATGGGAGCAGCCTGCCGCAACTGATACATACAAACATCCTTTTTCCCCCAATCTCTCTGCTGTCCCTCGCTCTGATGTACGCTGAAAAAGCCTCATCAGCATGACGTCGGGCCAGCCTCAGCCTGCGGGCAGCCGCATCCCGGTCAGTTACTTTGGTGGTCATCGTCTTGCCGGTCATCTATTAAGCCGTCTCCATAGATAGTTATTTTCGGTAGCCTCGGCTCCTCACCATTTTCGAAGGCACACAATATGGAGTCTATGGCGCGCTCAATCTTGAGCTTAATCATGCCGCCCGGAATGCAGCTCCGATAATACGTACTAACAATATACTCCAGCGCCGCGGCGAACGCCGATCCCACGTTGTCAGACAGCACAATCCCCGCATCTTCCCCGTCCATCGTCCTTGCGTATATCACCCCAGAGTGCGCGCGCTCTGTGAGTGATAAAATCATCTCCTCATCACGTATCCCCGACAGCGCGGGCTCTACCACGTCGGTCAGCAGGCTCTTCGCGCCGCGCTCATCCTTGTAGAGCAGGATTTCCTTGAGTAATTCTTCTTTTTCCATAATCGTTTTTTTTCTAAAAATTGTTGTGGGGCAGCGCGGTGTCGCTCCGCATGTAGCCTCTCGGGCCTGCCCCATGCTGCGCAATAGCGAAACGCAGCAGAAAAATGGAAACCAAACAAATCAAAATCCTCGATTAAGCCATGTGGAATTCCCTCCGAATCCTGTTCAGCGGATACACATTTCTCCGACCAACCTTTGTTACAAAAAATCTGCCCGGATTATTGTATATGGTCTGCTTGGCTATCCGCAGCTCTTTGGCCAGCTCATCCGCATTGACATACCGCTCCGGCTCTCTTATTACTCGCTTCCGGCTTGACAGCTTGTTTGCCAAAGCCTCGGCTATTCTGTCCACGTCGTAATCGCTCAGCATGTTTCTTCCTCCTATCTGTCTAAATTGTTATAATACTCCCTGTTCTCGCTGTACTCTCGCGCAATCTGTAAGTTTCCGGCATCACTACCCAACTTACTCTTGATGGCTGTGTAAGCCTCATCCGGCATGTGATACACCGTATCGTCGGCCCATTCAATGGCGCCTACCGTTCCAAGCATTCCCGCCAGCATGGCGCAGGCGGCTAAATTCCTAAGTTTCTTCATAGTCGTATTGTTTTTTTGTTGTTATTCAAATTTTGCCCCGTCCGTGCGGGCATTATCAAGACAGCTGAACAGTCTTGCCGCTTTCCCGAGGTTCGCGCCCCTCAAGTCTGCACCGCTTAGCATCGTGCCCATCAGGCTGGCGCCGCGCAGGTTGACGTAGCACGCCTTAATCTCCATCATGTCCGCGTCGGTCAGGATGGCCCCTTCCGCGCTCGCCTCTATCAGGTTAGCACCGCGCAGGTGCGCGCACCGCATATTAGCCCCGTCCAGCCTTGCCCCTTGCAGACAAGCCCCGTCCAGCCTTGCCTGCTGAAGCCACGCCCCGCTCAGGTCAGCCTTATAGAGGTCAGCCATACAGAGGTCCACTCCATGCTCCACCGCTTCCTCTACCACCTTCTTCAGTGTTCTGCGCCGGCTCGTATAGATAACCCTACCGTTCACGTTCTTAATCTTCATCGCTTTTTTTCTTAAAATTTACACCCAAAAAGGTCAGCATCCTTCACGTCAATGTCGCACCTGAATGAGCCGCGCAGGTCGGCGCTGCTCAGGTTCGCTCCTCTCAGGTTCGTGTGTCCCATAATCGCCTTATTCATACGGCATCCGCATAGGTCTGCACCGCTCAGGTCCGTGCAAAGCAGTGATGCACCGCTCAGGTCCGCAACATTCATTTTCGCCCCAACCAGCGAGGCGCCGTCCAGTGAAGCTCTTCTCATATCGGCATTAATCAGTTCTGCCGCATCCAGCAGCGCATTGTCCATTATCGCATAACTAAGGTTTGCGCCCGACAGTGCGGCTCCCCTCATGTCCGCCCCGCTCAGGTCCTGACCGCTCAAATCAGCCCAGCCCAGTGGCACTCCTTCTTCTACCGCTCTTGTCACAGCCTCAGCCATATCTTCGGCTTCGCATTCATACAGTAGCTCACCGCTCCTTCGTCTTATCTTAATTCTCTTCATCGTCTTCCTTGTCCTCTTCCGGGCCTATAATGATGGCGCCGCAGTATATCATCACGATGGCTCCATAGTACGCCCACATAATCTCTTCGCCGAAAAACCGCTGCGCTATCAGTCCGAATAGCGCTATCAGCATCCCTATTCCGCAAAATAGCAATATCACCCCTACATTCTTCCTCATACCTCTGCTATTGTATGGCGTTCCTGTCCAGTTTCTCGATCGTCAGCGTGCTCTCCACGTAATTCGTCCGACAGCGGAACTTACAGCCCAGCACATGCTGCACATTGTAGCATAGCGCCTTTCCGTTAAAACAAGACCTGTTGTCCGGAAGCTCATAGATCACCTTCTCGCCAAGCGCTTGCTCTCGCAACATCTCCACAGTGATTTTCTCTACTTTCATTTCCCTGTATTTCCTTTGAATTGTTTATATTTGTAGCTATATACATGTGCAAATATAGAGAAATCTCAACACCAAAGCAAGTAAATAATTGAGAAATCTCTATTTTTTAATACTTATTAAAAGTTTTATAAGCATGGTAAAGGAAAGACTTATTGAGTTTATAAAGTACAAAGGTCTGAGTTTAAGCAAGTTCGAAAAATACGTAGGACTTTCAAACGGCTATGTCTACAATATTTCAAAAGGGATTGGCTCAGATAAATTACAGAGAATACTCGCAAAATTTCCTGAGTTAAATCAAGACTGGATAATAAGCGGTGAGGGCGAAATGCTCAAAAGCGCTCCCGAAATAGCCTCAGCGCATGGAGAGAGCATGAAAGAATACGAAACATGGTTGCTCCCGATGGATTCTCACGGTGGCAGCCTCAGCGGAATCCCTGCCGACGGAACGCTGCTGCAAAACTGCGAGCGCGTTATCTCGCCCATCAAGGGCGTGGACTTTGCCATCTCGGTCTATGGCGACAGCATGGCGCCAGAATATCCCTCCGGATCTCGTGTACTTATAAAGCGCATCAACCCCGAATCCTTCATCGAGTGGGGACGCACATACGTCCTCGACACCTGTAATGGCGTCCTGGTTAAAGAGGTGCTCCACTGCCAGCGTGAAGGCTATATCACCTGCCACTCCATCAACCCCGATCCAAAGTATGCAGACTTCGACATCCCCATGGCCGATGTCTACGGAATGTACAGGGTTTTAATGGTCATGGCAGCCAAGTAGCCATAACAAAATCAAAAACACAAAATAGACCAACAAACTTACTGAAAAATAGACATGAAAAAGCACACAGAATCAAGGACAAAAACACTCGTAATTTGTTCTTTTATCATTTCGATAATTGCGATATTATTTAGTATCATTTCTTTATGTCCAAGCATTCCACGGGCAATAAATGACGATAATTTACAATTTGACTATTTAGGATTGATTATTGGCATATTATCTCTCCTTATAACAGTACTCATCGGATGGAATATTTTCCAACTGATAGACTTTAAAGAAAAGATAAATCAGATTGATGAATTAAAAGATCAAACAGCAAAAAGGCTCAATGAAATTCAACACGAATCCGATTACAATCAGGCATTATTACGTGCCATGAGAAGTCAAAACGCATCAATTCAATTTGCACCAAATGATAAAAAACTAACAAAATATGTAATGATTACATCAGGACTTAAAGCACTAAATTTTTTTTCTGAGTTCCCTGAATACGAAGAAGAAATGTCCAAACTATCGACCACACTTACTAAAGGATTAAGAAATTCATTATCAACGAAATTAGAAGAGATAAATAAAACTGATTTACTCATAATGTGTGGAGAAATTAAGAACAAGGAAAAAATACCTAATTTTGATAAAATCGTAAATTACATCAATAAATGTGATGGAAATCCCTCGTAATAGAATATGTATCTGAATTAAAATTTTCCAACTATTAAGAAGCAAAACACGGAAACTCAAAACAACTAAAAAAATTATCAACTATGAAAAAACTTCTTCTCTTGTTAAGTCTCGCAATATTTCCAACTGCCTTCTTCCCATCATGCTCATCACGTTCACAAAGACCTAATCCAGAAAATAAATCACCGTCTGAATACAATTCATCTTCACCAGCTAAAGCCCAGCCTTCTTCGTATGAATATAATTCTATGCCATCTGAATATAATTCGTCGACTGATTATAGTTCAACATCACCCGAAAATTATCCATCGACTGAATATAATTCAACTAATGAATCAGAATATGAAGAATCCGAATCATCGGGAATATATGTACCTGCATCATCAGGAAACACCGTGTACATCTGTACTGGACCATACGCCGAAGCGTACCACAATACAACCAGCTGCCGTGGACTATCAAAATGCAGCGGTGAAATACGGGAAGTTACCGAACAGGAAGCCATCAACATGGGACGACATGCCTGCGGATATTGCTACTAAAATAAAATCAGAATTTAATCATTACCTATACATTTCAATATGAAAACACTGAAAATAATCTTAATCATAGTATTACTCATCGTCTTCGTCCCCATTGCCTGGACGATGTCTCCCATCCTCTGCATTATAATAGTAATTGCACTGATACTATGGGGACTATTTGCCCTTTTTGCTGATATGTTTAAAGATTTCCGCGATTACTTCTCCATGCGCAAACGCACCAACAACGCAAGTGGATTTGAATCCGCCAATTATAATGACATCTACAAGCGTAATCAGGAAGAGAACAAGAAAGAGAGTATTCAAAAAATTAATGAAGCTAACGCACCAAAAACAACTTCTTCATCCAACTTTCAGATAGAAGGTCTTGACTCTATCACTGACCCTTATATCGGTACATTCATTGGGGCATCGGCAGTGGCCCATCCCGGAGACAAAAATTATACCATCAGCATTACATACCAGGACAAGCTAATCGGATATCTGCCATCAGGTCAGCAAGGAATACATGCCATCATTCTTGCGCTCGGCGGTTCCGTCCCCTGCTCTGGTAAGATTATATCCCGAACCGACGAAAATGGAAAAACGACTCTGCTTGGATTTGTAGATGTACAAATCTAGTAAAAACTCATAAAAAATCTGTTGTCACAAAAGTGCAACAACAAAAAAAGCTATATAAATAACCTATTAAAATACAGATAGATATGGAAGTGTGGAAAAATCCCAACGGTTTTCCGTCGGGTCAATATCCAAAGATGTTTCCATCAGCTGATATTTCCAGTAATCGTCCGTTACGTAAGCATTGGTTTCACTGACAGACGTACGGTTGTTGCCGCTGCCCGTTACATCTGCAATCGTACCCGTGGCCGTCACATTAACGGCCTTGACACCCGACACGCTGTTCAGAGCAAGCGAATTGTAGAGCACACCGTCGGACTGGCCCGCCACGGCACCATTGAGAATGGAGGTTGAAAGAATACCGTTGTTGACCGTAGCCGCACCGTTCACCACGAAACCGTCCACTACGACATCGGTTCCAAGGGTCACGTCCTGCAACGACGAGCGACCGGTAGACTCCAGCATACCCTTGCGCTGGGTAAGCAGGTCGGACACGATACCGCTTACATCCGTTGCAGCAGAGGTCTCGTCGTTCATGCCGCCATATACCTTTACGCCCGGCATCGACAGGTTGAGCAGTCCGGCGTCGCGGTAGTTGTTGTGTACAAATACGTAAGCATGCTCGCCCGGATTTCCGTTCACGTAGATACCGGCCAGGTCGACGGCACCCTGCAGGTCGCCCAGGGCGGTGGTCCAGCTGTTACCGTCGGCCGTACCGGTCAGGTCGGCCTTTACGTAAACAATGGGTTTCAGGGTAGCTTCGTACTCGTAAGCCCCTACATCTATCTCATCACCCGTCAGACGGGCATTGTTGGCCAGGTCTTTCTCGTTATCGAAATTGCTGATGCCAACCTGAGCCAAATAACTATCCTTACTTCCCTTGTTCAGCAGCAACAGGTTGGGACGGATGCGGTAGTCGCGGCTCATCACGTCGGCGTTGTCGGGGTCTACAAAGTTGGGACCCTCCAGCACATTATCGTTGTCTACCGTACCGAGAATAGCCACATTCTTTTTCTCTGTATCAGTAGTCAGATTTTGCTTGCCATTCTTCCAGGCCACACTATTATATATGCCTTTCATGCCGGTCAGGTCAGTGGCGTTCTGCGCAAAGGTGGCATTGACCACCGTTGTGTTTCCATCAGCGACCAGACCCGTACCGCCGTCGGCAAAGAGCGTATTGTATATCAATACCGGACCGCTGTTTCCTGAAGCGACATTCAATCCGACAGGGTTCTGACGGAATCCGCAATTCTTCAACGTCAGTGAACCACTGGGCTGGACACTAACCTCCATGCCCTTGGCAGTTTCAGACGCAGAATGATTGGCAAACGTGAAACCTTCGAAAACAACATCCTTGCCATTGGCAGTTACGGACATCAGAATATTGGTTTCACCATCATTGCGAACGACTGTGGGTTTGCTGAAATCCTGCTGCTCGCCACTGCCCGTACAAGAGCCTTTCAGAATCAGCGAGTCACTCAGCGAATTGTCTGACATGTTCAGGATATAGGCCGAACCTGCCGACAGCCGGCTCCAGGTATATTTCCCGTCACGTACAAAAATTCTTCTGGTACCGGCTTGGTCAGTCGGATTGGATGCACCGACAATGGCTCCGCGCAGGTCGTCGGTGGCATTGGCCCAACTGTCACCCGAACCATTTCCGACAGAAAGCGTATCAACATATATTTTCAGCATGGTAGAGAAGTTGGACACATACTGATACTCGTAAAGACCAATATCAATGGGTTTACACATCTGCGTGCCGTTTTCGCCATAAGGGCCGGAATAACGGGAATACGCTCCCGTGATGTAAGCCTCGGCTACACCATTCAGCCCCAAATATCCCGTGGAGCTGAACCATTCCTGATAAACTCCCGTTACCTGATTGTCCGCATGACCGGCCTCACCCGGATATTCAAGTTCGGTATGAGTCGTACCGTCGCCCGCGTCTGTCAGCACGGATATGGCTGCCGGTATGGCAACCGGAAAAGCGTGGT